GGATTCTTCTGGAGAGCCTGGAGGAGCATCTGACGACGGGAAAGTTTTTTCTTGGACACCTTCTCGTCGGACTGAGTGTCATCTTCCGCCGAAATGCGCTTCTTCTTGCGAAGGAGCTGTGCAGCGGTAGGCTTCGTGCTGTAGTGGAACAGCTCGTCCTTGTAATGGGTCACTTGCCTCGTGCCGCCTTTCTTGCTGCTCGAGCGGCGGCCTTCTCGGCACGGATCCGCTCCCGTTCTTTCTTCTTCCGCTCTCGCTCGACCTCGGCGTCGTGCTGCTTCTTCGCGTTGGCGGCACCTCGCTGGACTCGGGCCATTTTGGCGAAGTACGAGACGGATGCCTTGGCGAATCGGCCTTGGGTTTCCGAGCGAAGTGCGGCCCGCTTGTCGGCGATGATCTGCGCCGTGGACTTCGAGCCAATGGTCTGTTGACCGACCTTCTGGTAGGTCTTGCGTTGACCCCACTTCATTCCCGGAACGCCGTAGTGGAAGAGTTCGTCTCGATAGTTGTTCACCATAGCTTGGTGTCGCCCTCTCGACGTTCGATCGGCTCACTCTCTCGAGCGAAGCCGTAGTGTATAGCGTTATGCGTATCGTGGCACACGGTGATGAGGTACTCCGGATCGAGAACCTCCGGGTTGAAGTCTATGAGATCCTCGGGCTTCATCGGATTCATGTGGTGAACCAGGAGCTTTCCATGAATCTCCATCCCCTCGATGCCCAGATCTCGCCCCAAGTCTCGAGCGATTGTGATGTCTCGAGACCTCTTCCACTCCGGAGAGTGATAGAACCTCTGGTTCAGGTAGCGCCCCTCGCCGAATGTGCGTTCGTACGGGTCCGAGAAAGTCTGCAAGTAGCGCAGTCTCGAGTCCCAGTCGGGGAGCTCGATCAGTTCAGAGTACGTCCTCACCGACACCACCGCCGGAATAAGCACGGAACGCTCTAAGTACCTCTGCGTACGCCTCTTCGCCTCTAGCGGAAGCCTCGAGCGCTTCGGCTTTGGCCTTGAGCATTTTGTTCTCGGCGCGGAGTCGCTCCTGTTCGAGCTTCTCGCGACTTGTGCCGAGTTTGAGATAGTGAATCACAACCGACGGAGGCGCCGTACCCTCGGCCAACATCATCTCCGCCCTAGTGGTTGCCAGGGAGATTAGACGATCCTCGGCCTCTTCCGGGGAACGGGGCGGCCTCTTCGGTACTTCGATAGGCTTTGCCTTGCGCGGCATTTAGTTTCACCCCTGCGACGATGTGTTGTGGTGGAGTTCGCCCGAGATTCAGGTCAGACCACGCGACTCGAGCAACCCTCCCGACGCGGAAAGGAACACACAAGAAAACGCGTCGAGTGCGAATCGCGTGGCCTGGTCCGAATCCCGACCGGAAGTGCCCCTCCGGGTTAAATATGAGGTGGACGGCCGAAGCCCGGAGGGGGTCGATCGCGCGACCCCTCCCCCCCCCGTTCGGCTGAAAATAGAAATAGAAAGATTCGAACTTTCAGCTTTCTCTTGATTCAACCTTTTTGTAGTTTCCTGTCAAGTCGAGCGCAATGATCTCGTCGATCGCTTGATTCGTTGCAAGAACTTCATCAGCTTCAGACAGTTCGTCACTAGTCCATGCCACCCTGCCCAGGTAGGAGGTGGTGTGGTACCCATGTGCCTCGTCCCAATCATACCATTGGTCGAACGAGTCGAATGGATCGTAAGGATTGTCCAGTGTAGTAAGCCTGGCAGCCTGCATGGTAGGGGTGCACCACCTCTGCTGTAATAGTGTGCATGAACAGGTGCGCACAGGGCCCCTACGGAGAACCCCTTATGCGGGAGCCGCCATAGAGGCCCTGTGCAGAAGGCCTTCTCAGAGACCCTGTATAGAGTGAAGGCCCGAGTGAGCTTCTCTGCGGAATCAGGAAACAACGGAACGCAAGCTCAGAGAAGCTTCGTATGCAGAGTCCTGTGGCTAGACCACTGTAGCAGTACCCGAAAGATACTCTCGAACTCTAGCAGGACTGATGCCCAGGGCATCGGCGATCTCGGCGACGGTCGAACCGTTCTTCCTGTAAATAGAAATGCGATTCGCCTGGCGCCTTGTAAGGGGCTGGGTCTGCTTGGGCATAGCCAAAGATTTGAGGTGATCCAAATCTGCGCTTTCGAGAATTTGATCAATCATCGACTGCGACACAGCACCCTCCTGGATGGCCCGGTACTGGAGGGGGGTGGGGCGGATACGGGTGGCGTTTCTATCGTACCCCAGTCTTTGACGGGCGGTCTTTAATGCCATGGCCGTTACTTTGGCCCGGTCCTTATAAGACATGTCGGGATTTGAACGTACCTTGGCATCGACCACGCCGTTAGCGATAACCTGGGCCTGTCTCTCCAGAGGCTTCGCTTTACGGGCCACATTGATCTGGGCCTTGAGCTCGGCCACCTCTCGAGAATAACGCCGGGCGGCCTGGGGGTTCTTCTTGACCCGGGGCTGCGACACGGCCTTCTTCCTCGCTTTGTTGGCCAGGGCCTTGAGCGAGTTGGCGTGCTCGGCGTACAGGTTCTCCATCCGGGTCCCCGAAGACAAGGAGCGGGCGTCATCGGTCAGAGCCATACGGGGGGCTTTCTCAGTGCGAAGCACCTTCTTGCCCCGGGAATCAATATAGCTCTCACCGGTTTCGACCCACACCTTCTTGCCCGTCTTCGGGTCAATACCCCCACCCTCTCGAGCAGAGCGGGCCCTGCGCTTGTGTATGCGCTTCTCACCGCTAGCCCTCGAAATGAGGGTGGATGCTCCGCCGGATTGGTACTTCTTCTTGAGAGCGGCAATGCCGTTATCACGCTCGGACTGCTTATAGTTGAGTTGGTGCTTCTCCGCGTCGATAACGACCATGGAGTGACGAACAGCCCGGGCCAGCTCCTGCTCACTGGCGCCCTTGATGGTCATGTCGGTGATAAGATTGCTGATCTTGCCCATTTGAGTCTGGGTGTCGGACATGACTTTCATTCCGTCGTACTTGGGATACGCTCGTTTCGGATCGAAGCCCTCCAGCCCCTTCAACGGCTTGGTGGCCTTGATCCTGGTCTTGCCACGATGCGGAATGACCACCACGCTATCCCCGTCGAAGTCGGCGCCGCTGAGTCTCTCCGCAACGCTCGGGTGAATACCGACAGCGTCGGTCACCTGCCCTAGGGTACGGCGAGCCTTCTTGTTACGGTTGTTGACTACGAGCTGGGGGATCTCGAAAGTACCGCCATGCGGATAACGGACGAGCGATACCACCTCGCCGTCTCGATAGTTCGGCGCGTAGATCTCGTTCTTCTTCATGTGAGGGAGAGGAAGAATAACCTGCGAGCTCTGACCTGGGAGGGCCTTGGCCTTTAGGTGGACAGACGCCGAGTCGCAATCATCGGCCAGCGAAAGGAGCAGCTTCTTTCGAAGGCTCGGGTTCGTCAGCTTCATGATGTCGTCATACTGCTTCTGCTTCGACTCCCGCACTTTGGCGAGCTGCTTCTTGGCAAGAACGGGGGACTGCTTCGAAAGAAACTGGGAAGCGAGGGACTGGCTCCACTTGTCCCAGGTTCCCTCGTCGTTGACGATGTTGATCGCCGACAGCTTCCGCTTACCATCCTCGCCTTTGAAGTACAGCTGCTTGCGAATGGTGGCGCCGAACGGATTGTCGGGATCATTCTTCATCGGCTTCAGGACGGTGTTGTCCTTGGGGCCGAGCTTCGGGGTCCCCTTCTTCTTGTTCGTGTTGAACACGACGTCCACACCTTTGGGCAGGTCGTCACTGTACATGGCCATGCCTTTGAGGTAATGGGTACCGTCCACGGCGATGCGAACCTGAGCGTAGGTGCTGTTGCCGAGCGAGAGGTCCTTCACCCCACGGCGAATCTGAATGACGCCGTCCATGTCCGTTCCCCCGTCCTCGTCGTAGCGAACTTTGATCCGCTTGGACGAGATGGATGAAGGCTGTTTGATCCCGGTGGTGAATGCACCATCCAGGTCCGCGGCGATTCCCGGAGTCCGGATCTTGTCGCGGTTGGCCATCAGATCGGAACGCTTCGTTCCAGGAGGCGAGAGGACCTTGAGCGTGGTGAACTTATCGCTACCGGCCTGCTTGATGTAGACCTCGTTGGTGACATACCCGCGCTGCTTGAGGACCTCTACCGCCGTACGAAGCGTGGCGTCGGAGCACCCCATGTTGAGCTCGACACCGGCACCGTACTCGATGTACTTGTGCTTCTTGGCCTGCTCCGCCAGAATGTCCGCAGTCCTATTGACATTGGACTTGATCTCGCGAGTGTCCTTGGAGAGGAGGTTGCGAACGGAGGATTCGTTGATCCCCATCTTCTCGGCGATGACCGTGTTCGGAAGTCCGGCCTGCTTCATGCGGACGGCTCGCGAAACGTCTCCCGCCCGCTTCTCCTCGCCGAGGTGCATGCCGATGGCTCGGAACTCGGTCGTGGACATCCCCCAGCCTCGAGCGATCTCGGTGTCGCTCAACCCCTGGTCGCGAAGGCGCTGTCTCTCGGCGAAGAAGCCTTTGGCGCTCTGGTAGGGGTCCTTACCCGAACCCCAGGGGTACCGTCCCGAATGGCGGGGGGTACCGTAGTGAACGAGAATATCGTCCGGAAGCATTTAACCTCCTGCTCTAGCCCTCAGGCATCTTCGAGCTTGATGTCTTCGATAAGCTTGTTGAAGTGAACGATCTTGTCGACAATATGCCCGAGCTCATCAACATCGGGCTCTTCGACCATCACCGCGTCGTTCTGGTAGATCCGCAGCTCCGCTGAAATATCGCCAGGACGGACGTCGTACTCCAGACAGAAGATGGCTGCATAGATCTTGAGTTGGGTCATGCTGACGTGAGTCGTCCCCGTCTTCAGATCGTGGATCCTGAGAAATCGAGAATCCTCGTAGAAGCGGATGGCGTCAGCGGTCCCGTAGACGTTCGGGGAATAGTAAAGAATCTGCTCTGGAGTCATGCGATACCCGATGGCGTCGTTCACGTAGGCGTTGAACGTCACCTTGTTGCGGGGCATGCGCATGCCGAGACGAATGTGCTCGGCGGCCATTGCGTGGAGGCGGGTTCCGATAGCTGCAGCCTGGGCCGTGCGGTAGGACTCGATCAACTTGGCGTCGTCGTAGTTCACCCAATGGTACTTGCTGGCACTGAGAAACGCATGCGCGCCATCAAGCCTCGAGTGATCGTTGAACTTCATCTAGGATGTGCTCCTTGTTGGACGGATCGATGAACGCGGCGTAGGCCATGTCGTCCATCTTGGATACATACCAATCCTGGTTCGGACGGTGCTTGGCCTTGGGGGAGGCCTTCACCTCGAGGGCGGCCCATCGGTCTCGATGGAGGACGAGGAGATCAGGAACGCCCTGCTTGTAATTCGGGTCGTTCTTCAAAACCATACTGCCCGGAAGCCGGTTCTTGATCTCCTTGATGAGCTTGGCCTGGAAGTCTCGTTCGAGCATGGCGGCTCCAGTAAATCGATAGGAGATGATCCTCCTTCATTATAGTGCATGTTGACTAGGCGATATGGTGGGTATGGAAGATCTTGGATCTGGTGGATCAAGGCGTGTCAGAGCCAAACATGTTACGGATGTTACTGGTGTTAAAACTGTGGCGTAGCCTGTAACTGGTGTGACTATTTGTGACTGGTGTGACAGGAGTAAACGATTATAGCCAAAAGTGGGTTTTTCCCTATACCGCTATAATTTTCTCTCTTCTTCTCTCTTTTTTTATTATTTATTTTATAAGTAGTAAGTAGTAAGGAAATGGCTTATAGGGGGTATAAAACCGCGTAATTTCAACGAAAAGTCGTCCAGCCAAATCTGAAAACGGAGTCGCAAATATGGCTGGAGGCCAAAAAACAGCCGAAGTCTGTCGGGGCGACCGTGTCGAGGAGTGACTGCTTGACGCCGCATAGCCGTTTTTTTTTTTTGCTGGAGCGTCAAGCAGTCATTTGTTTATCGGCTGCTCAGACCCGGCTCAGAGCCCAGGATTTCTCGTTGAACACCTCCTTTCGGCCCTGCGCGCGCCGGATAGCGAGATCTATGTCACTCTGCGTGTACAGAAACCAATACCTCAAGTTCGTGTAAGGGGTGTTCATTCGGTCGATCCGCCCCATACACTGCTGCGTCTGCCGCCAGGAATACGACAGACTGAAGAAGATCATGCAGTCCGTAGTCACGCAATTCCATCCCTCGGCGCCCGACGCGTAGTTCACCAAGTACGCCCATGACTCCCCCTCCGGCAAGGCCTCGTGCTTGTGACCGTTGTACTCCCTCACAGATACCCCTGAGAGGCCGTGTAAGCCACGTAGAAGCTCTAACTCGTAGTCGAAGGAGTAGAATACGATCACTCGCTTAAAACGCCTCAGAATGGCTCTCACGCGTTCCATGCGAGCCTCGTTGTCATTCACCATGCGCCTGGCCGCATAGCACAGGGCTCCGGCATCCTCGATGGGCTCCATCTTCCACGGATCGAAACGGTCCCTCATCAAGGCTTTGAATGCCGTTTTGTCATAAGGTACATCCACCCACTCGACGATTCGGCGCGTGTGGCGCTTATCGGGCATCGAAACGGTCACGAGGCGTTTGAAACCCTGGAGTTTGCTCTGGTTGTGCCAACGTTTCACCTTCGGGTACTTCGCGAAACGGTCCCACTCGACGTGCTGCTCCACGAAATCGGTCTTGTTGCGGTAGAACCCGTGCGCGAGAAACACATTGAGGTAATCCATCCAGTCGTCCCCGGGCGTAGCGCTAAGGAGGATCCAGCGGTTCTGGCGTGCTATCTTCACGAAAGCCCTTCCCCAAGCCCCCTGACCACCTCCGCGAGCCTCGTCGAAGACGAAGAACGCCTTTCTCACGCCCTTGTACTTGGCTATGTTGTTCCAGGAGTCTATGACTACCTTGTACCCTCTCTCTCCGAGACCCATGCGAACGACCTCGTCGTGCCATTCGTGATCGTTCCTCTTCTTGGCCGTGCAAATTATATAAACCATGGCGGATGCCCCGGAGGGCGAAGTGGACCGGGGGGTCTCATACGACTCGACGATATACGCCAGAGCCGTAAGGGACTTCCCGGAACCCACTCCGCCCTTCAGGATGCACCCGTCGGTCATCTTCTGCAAGGCCTCTTGCTGGTGACTCCAGAGCATCACGCCCATGAGTCCAGTTCAAGAGCCATCTGCGTCCAACCCTCCTTCCGATTGGCCCAGGATTGCCGCACGCCGTCTGAACGGGAGCGCACGGCGAGATTCTCCAGTCGATTATCCCGCTTGTCGCCGTTGATGTGGTATACGTGCTCGTCAGGGCTCAGAGGCCCTCTGAACGCCTCCCAGACCACGCGGTGCAAGTAGTGCGTCCTACTCCCGCTCAAGGTGGGGAGATTGACCACTAGATAGCCATTATCCTTCTCGAAGGTCCGGTAGTAGTATCGCTTATTTCGAGTGCGACAGACACCGTCGACCGATATCTCGACGCGGTTTCCATCGCCCACGGGAGCCCATACGCGGCCGCTCAAAACGCCGTCACGATCACCGAGGAATCGGGGTAGCGCTCGAAGACGTGCTTCCCCTTCTCGAACAGCTGTGTTCCGATAAACGAGACACCCTTAGGATCCCAGATCGTCAAGACATACCGATCGAGATCAGAGCACCATCCCCAGCTCCAGGTGACATGGTCCCAGCACAACCTTCCGGTCGGACGGTGGACGATGACCCTCTCGTCGATCGCCCCGCTCAGGTACTCGTCAACCGAAAATGTATTCGTCCCACTCACTGACTGCTCCAATCGCCTTAGCTGCTTCGTACTTGCGCTTCTCGGGGGTCTTCTCGAAACTCTCCGCCGAGTACACCATTGCTTTAGCGAGGCCTATGCCTCGCAGGTGGATCATAGCCTCGTTGAGATCCAGGATCCGGATGTTCTCAAGAGTGAGGGGGCCGTCGGGATCGTCCAGTATAACCCTCTCGCCCTTATCCAGTGGCCGGATCCAGGCGTCCGCCATGAGTCTGGCAACGCCGACGTGGACCCGTTTTCTTTCTCTGGTCAGAGTGACATAGGGCGTCTTTCGATTCTGGCCGGTGTTCCCCCATTTGTATTTGAACCCGTCGGAGATCTTACGGACCTCCCCTTCAAGACTCACGCAATGAGTGAACCACTCATGGCATTGCCGGTAGTCCTCAGGCATAGTCCACGGCTCCAGTTTGGCTCGCTTGACCTCGTGAGGCGACGTGACGAAGAGATTCAACAGCCGGCAGTCCTCAACATCCCCGTTACAGGATTTGACGAACTTCCCGCGCGGAAGCTTCTCGCCGTGGAATGTCTCCCATACGATTCGCCGCAGGGGTACAGTGCGCCAGGCTTTTTCGCCAGCGGGAGTCTTAGCACCGATGGGATGCAGCGTCACGCAGGGCTCAGCGGTCGTGGCGCGATTGCGTGTCCGCATCGGATGGTTACGAGGGGTCTTGTCCGAGGTCCGCCGGATGTTTCCGAGATCGCTCACCTCGGTGTTCTCGTAGTACGTGGACTCAGCCCACCTCTCAGTCATTCGAGGACTCCGCGTAGTAATGGTAGACCGTGCGGTCGAGCTCGTATCGCTTGTTGACAAGGCGAGGGCGGTGCAGACGGTTCTTGCGGAGCATGATGTCCAGGAGCTTCTGGACGCTGTGCTCGCGCTCATTCCAGTGTCGAGTCTCGGTATGCAAGTTACCGTTGTGATCAGTGTGAGTCAAGTGAAATACAATAGTCCTCATCAGCGTGCTTCTCCCGTACGGTCATGCTTCCAGACAGCCGTGATCTCGTCCTCGGTCTCTGTGATGGTCCATCGTTTATCGCTGTAGTGGACCACGTCCTCTATAATGTCCCCTTCGAGGAACATGTTCGGGTACGTCACCGGGATGCACCACTCGCCGTCCAGGACAGTCACGGGTCCGGTGATCTCGTCCACGATGTCGGGTGCATCCTTGACGCGGGTACGGAGAATCAAGAGACCTTCCAATCGAGATTGTGGAGCAGTTCCTGGAGCTCCTCCTGGGCGGTGATCAGAGCCGGAGTAACAGGGAGCGACTTCAGCTCCTCGAGATATGCGTGGGCTGTGCGATAGTCGTTGCGCAGGAAAGTCTGGTCCTCGTTCCAGGGGTCGACGTACGACCTCCAGAAACGGGCGGCGATGCGAGTCCACTCGACGATAACGCGAATGCGGTCCATCTCAGATCGTCTCCCCCAGGGTCTTCTTCAAAGTGGTTCGAATGGAGCTCCAGACGTCCCTGGTCTGGAACACGAGTGCGAGAATGTCCGAGACGTCGGTGTCCTCCACGAGAAGCGGGAGGTTCTGAGCGTCCTCCTCAAGGCCGTCGAGCGCTCGAATGTGGTTCTTGCACTCCATGGAGTCTCGAGCCATCTTCGAGATCACGTCGTTCGTGAAATGAGCGGTGTTGATGGTGGCCGACCAATACGAGCTCATTCGCTGTGCCTGCGATATCGAGTACTGGACCCGCTCAAGAATCTCGTCGTAAGTCATGGTGTGTTCCAATCTTTGTAGTAATATAAAAGTGTATTGTTGCGTGAACCTGGGGGCCCCATGTCTCCAGAGGACCCCCAGGTTCGAGTGCCGTCTCAGACGACGCCCGAGAACAGCGAATAGAACGCGTCGTCGCTGATGATCACGACGTCATGAGATCCGATGTGAACGGTCCACATGCCGTTCTGCTTCTCGGCTTTCACGACAGCCCCAGCTCGAGTCCGATAATACCCGGCGAGGTTCTCGGTTGACGGAAACCGCATCAGTGCCTCCCGACCCTCGCGATCTCTCGATCAAGATACCACCGAGCCTTCTCCAGATCCTCGACGTACTTGTCGGGGTCCTTACGCCCAGCACGGCAGACGTACTTCACGACGTTGCCCGCGCAGAACGAGAGGTGCTCGGTGAGGTCGATCACCTCGGCACCGTTACTCCAGCCATCGGCATAATGCGACGGGTGCGAGACGCTATCCGAGTTATCAGCAAGATCGAGGTCGGCGATCGGCAGAACAGCCCGGCTGGCCTTACCGTCCCCGGTGTTCTTCTTGCAGATCATCAGCGCCACTCCTCCGGCGGCTCCTCTTCCTCTGGAGCAGGGGGGTTGTAAATCGCATCGAGCTCGTCGGTGGCGATCGTGATATACGCCTTGTCGAGGTATGCCGTGCAGAACTCAATGCCCGCTCGAGTCCGACCGTGGTAGGGACGGATGCTCAAGTCGGCTTGCTCGATATCGGCGAAGTCCAGCTGACCGATCGTGTCCTCTGTCAAGGGGGTTCTTGCGCCGCCGGCGATCAGAGTGACCTTGGGCGGACGATACCCGTAACGGACCTTGACCTGGACGAAGGGCGTTGGCTCCTCCTCCTCGTCACGAGGCTTGAGAGTCTTGACGTTGAAGCCCTCCTCCCGGAATGCTCGCTCCTTGTCGGGGGGCAGAATAACGCAGAACGTCCTGTCCGTGTTGCCGAACTTGTTCGGGGCCCCTGAGAAGTTTCGGAACAGAAGGCGTGCGTTGCGAAGAATGTAGTTGGCCATTGCGTGTTCTCCTATCAGTAGTTCTTGAGCCAATCGGTGATGCGTGAGATCTCCCGACGCATCACGGCGAGCATGGTGTCCTCGTAGTCGCTGTAGACCTCTGGAGCCTCCTCATCGAGGGTGGTCAGAAGGCCGAGATGCGTATCCTTCGTCGTGGACAGGATACCGAGAACATGATCCTGCAGAATCGCCGCCTCCTCGGCATCCAGACGTCGTGTGAAAGTCTCCATGTGTTCCTCTCTGCAAAATGATAATCCATACCCGTTGTTCGCGGATACGGATTCGGAGTCACTTCTCCTGATCGGTCTCATCGTCCTTCGCGTCGTATACGGCCTGGCAGATGCCTGTGACGGCACCCGCGACAACCGCGGCAACGGCGATCTTGACGAGCTTCTTGTTCATGGTGCTTCCTTTCGATAGTGGGGTCTCCATTATGGGCCTTGTTCGGTTCGCGACGAAGACCCCACTGCCGAATGTCAGACGGCTCTGAAGACCTCTTCGTCGCCGTACTTTCGGATCTGATCCAGGGCATCCTCGGCCAACTTGTCATAATATCGCTGGTCGATTCTCGCCCCGGTCAGAAGAGCGTCCCCTGACTCCATCCAGAGGTATCCCTTGGTGCCAGCGACTGCTCCGTAGGATATGACGTCTTGGCCGTCGGAGTCCTTTCTACGCGTTTCGCGTAGAAGTCTTCCGCCTCCTTCGACGACCGGAACGAACGTTCCCACGCGACCAATGAATTTGAGATCTTCAGGCACGATGTCGTCACTATCGGGTGCGAGATACATCCGGCTTGTGACTGACTTGGCCTGGATATAGTCGTCGAACTCGATGGGCTCTCGGGTGAACAGTTTCTTGTAGACATAGGGCTCCTGGAATTGCTTGCCGGTGGCGTGCCACCCCGACTCGTCATGCGCGATGTACACGGCATCGTTCACAAGGCACATACGATCGTAGGTCGCCTCATGCTCGAAGTCGTATCCGTACTTCTTGCCGAAGTCCATGACGAACTGGATGTCGTCTGGAGTTGCGTTGGGAATCTTGATCGAATCGGTTTTGATATGCGCGACCGTCAATCCTCGCTCCTGCACAGCCTCCTTCAGATCAACCATGAACAGGGCCCCGCGTTTCGCGACGATGTTGTCGACGTTTCGCGGGTCCCGAAAGGGATTGTCGAACTTGGCAGCCGTGAGTCCGTAGACGCTGTTGATGGCGATCTTGAGGGCATATGCGAGGGCTGAGAGCTCTTCTTTCGATCCCAGGTACGGGCCAAGAGCACCCCCAAGAAGACTAGCAGCGGATGCCGTATCGCCATGTTTGACGGCGATCCTAGCCATCTTGATCTCCGAAAAGCGCGACGTGTACTCGCCGAACAGATTGAGTTGCTCAATGGACGTAGGATGCAGTGATGCAACATCCAGAAGAGCAACATCACGATGAATACCAGGCTCAGCATAGACGTAGCCTCCTTCTCCGACTTCCACGCCCTTGTACGTGGACTTGCCGTATTCGTACTTGTATCCGGGAAACATCTCGCTCAAGTTCGTGTAGACCAGCTGCGGATGCTTCTCCTTGCCGAAAATGATTCGGGTTGTAAGGGCGTTGGTCGAGTGATTCGGCGTAAGCCCGGCCACCTTGGCGAGAACCTGACGTGCGACCCAATCCTCGTGGAGGTGCTCGAACACCTTCTCCGTGGATATGACGTCGTTATCGCAGTACTCGCTCACGCGTGCCCAGTGCTCCTCCGGCACCGGCTCGTCCCAGTCGAAACCGAGCTCGTCGTGCTTGAGACCGAGCTCGATCTCCCACTTCTTCAAGGACTGCTTCTTCGCCGCGAAGTCGTACACATCCGTGTATGAGAGATTATACGCCTCGACGAAGCCGGCCTTGACGTGGGACTCGATGATCCTCTTCGAGAGCTTGTATAGCTCGTAGTTCGAATACCCGATGATCCGTGCGTAGAGGATGTGATTGTCATACCTTCGGTTATTGAAACCGACAAGACGATTCCTGCACAGCGCCTCGATCTCCTCCGGGTCCGGGTTGATCATTCGGACCACCTTCTCGTTTCCCTGGACCTTCCAGTTGAGGAGGAAGAGGTTGGGAAAGACTTCGCAGTCGAAGAAAATGAGGTCTCCGTCAGACACAGGCGGGTTCTCGGATTCCTCGTCATTCTCGGACTGGAAGTGCATCTTCGCCACCTGCTCGAGGCAGTACGCTCCGTGATGGGTGCTGGATGCTGCGAACGCCATAACTTGGTTGCGCATGTCCGAGATATCATACGATAAATCTGACGAATACGCATCGTCCAGGATCTTGCGAATGAAATCCACGCTCGGCTTGGTGCCGGGATGTATCTCTTTACGAAGGTTGCGCAGAACGAGTTGCCGCAGGGCCTTCTCGCTCTTCACACGGGTGTCTGAGATCACGGGTTCATCCTTGAGAGGGAGGTCCCCTTCGGAAAGTCGCGCAAGAGTCGGTCGTCCGCCGCATTTGGTGAGACGCCTGCGGAGTGCTGACTTTCCTCGATAGACTTTGCACTCGATTCCGTCTTCAATGAAATTGCGGAGTCTATCGGTGTCTCCATCGTAAACGTAATGGAGGTGGATACCTCCTCCGCTTCGTGAGAGCTCAGCGTATGTAGGAGGCCACTGAGCTGCGGCTTCAATATTGCGCTCAATAGATTTGGATCCCCCTTCAGAGAGATCGAAATCGATGACGACCTCGTTGACCGGTGGACGGACAAAGTGCTCGCTCCTTGTGTCGAGTTCCTTCAGAGTTTTCGTGACGCAATCCCAGGGTTTTCCGGGATGGCCGTCCGGGGTGGCGTACTGCGCTGGCATGTCCGCATACCGCTCGTCAAGATACGAGTCCGTACTATCCAGTTTCAACCACGTTTCAGGTTTCTCCTGAACGATTCCGTCCTTGTTCCGAAGGGAATCATGGTCGAACCCGTAGTACACCGATCGTCGATTCATTCCGCTTCGTTGATCTCGATCTTTGAACGTATCGTAGAAGTCCTTCAACGATTCGCGGAACACATACATAGGCATCTTGTACTCGATGTTCGCCATGTCGCAGTACTGCTTGTACAACGAATACGCCCTTTTCAGAGGAACACCTTCTGGGTCATCCAGTTCGTCCTCCATTTCGAGAACGAAGTTGAACAACGGTTCGGTTCTACTTCTCATGGCAATGGGCTCATACGCGTCATATGCCCACGGACCGAGTGCGCGGTACACCTCTAGACAACGCTCCGCTATATGGGGGACTGTCTCGGATATCTCCTGCATGCAGAGCTCGTACTGGCGTTTCGGCAGACGCAGTCCTGAAGGGCGGACGTCGATCAAACGGCGAATGATCCCGGATTTCGCGTCCGTGATCTTCACCGGCGAGTTCGTGCCGATGAAGAGCATTGTGTCGAACGCAATCTCGTACAGACCCTTTCCCTTCTCGTCCATGATCTGCCTCTCGTGAGAGACGATCTGATTGAGGCGGGTGTTGTCCTCGATCCTGCTCAAGTCGCCGTCATCGTCGATCGCCAACAACGGATTCGACTTGAGGGGTTCGAGAGCGAAACGGTTCTGCGCCTGCCCAAGAGCTTTCGCCTGAAAAGTCCCCACGTAGTCCTCGAACAGCATGTTCAGAATCCGGAAGAACGTGGACTTCCCGACTCCGCCTCGTCCGTATAGCACGAAGAATTTCTGAATCTTCTTACTATCTCCCGCAAGGATCGAACCGGCGCCCCACTCCAGCTTCTGCCTCTCGGGAGGCTCGAAGAGTGTCCCCATGAGCCTGTCGTAGGCGCTGCAGTCGCCCTCGACAGGATCGTAGGACAGGCGCTTGGTGGCGTAGTCCTCCTTGCGCTTGGGCGAAGAACGAAAAAGGATATTGCGGTCCATAGCGCGGGGGTTGTCCGGCATGTTTCGTAACCAGGACTTGAACAACTTGTACTGCCCGCTGTCCTGGTCCTCGAGCTTCATCACCTTCGGATTTCCGTGCTCCGAGGAATACGACTCGAGCGTCTTGTCGACCAGATGCACGAGATCGAATTCCTCGGTGGACCACAAACCCTTTTTGGGCAGATATACCGCGTAGAAAGCGCCCCCACGAATGATCAGGTCGTCGGGGCACGTGTTGCGATATGACGGACGGACTTTGCGAACCTTGGTCTTATGGTCCTCGTACTCCGTCACTTTGAAAAAGCTCATGTGCTCTCCTTACAAGGGAGACACCTCGTTCGCGTAGTACTGCATCTGGTACCACAGCTCAGTGTCTCGCATATCCTGGGGCGCCACCCCCTCTCTGAGAAAGAACAGGCCGCCCAGACCGTCTCGGTCGTAGTTGATGTTGATGACGTCGTCGGCGCGATCGAGAATTTCGCCTTCATAGTTCTCCGGGTCGGACCAGAACTCGGTGTCGTCGATTCCGTCAAGCGCCAGATTCGAGACCATCTCCCAGAACCAGAACGCTGTGTCCTCGTCGCCAGTGATCTGCCCAAGGCGATTAGCAATGGCGATCATCACCTCGAGCAGGGATACGTTCATGAACGGACGCACGGATGTGTGATCCAATGCCATTTCGGCGATCAAATCAGCACGAAGCTCCTGAGCGTCCTGAATGCGATTACCGTCTATACCGCGGGTGTCTCTGAACTCCACCCCGTCCAGGACACCCAGAAGCATCCTGTAGGACATGTCGGTGATGTCCTCGCGGTCCGCGGCCACGATATCATACAGGACGTCGAAATACCACCCGTCCTGCAGCTCTTTCTCAATATCTTCTAGAGTTCTCATTCGTCGATATTCCTAAGAACATCCTGCTCATATGAATCCTCGACGATCTCAAGCTTCATCTGCAGGTCCTTGTGGGTGTTGTAGACGTAGAAGGTGGTGAGATATCCCAAAGTGCTCTGGGCGCCCATCTCGCCGATCCAACCGTTGACATCCTCGATCACGATGTTGTTCGAATCGCAGAGGACATCGTCAACGGTGTAGTACCGGACTTCCATGCGCTTACTCTCGGGAACAGCCTCGTAAGCCTCGTGGCTCGAGTACTCCATGTCGACTGGCTCGTCGATAATGTCGGGGTTCTTGGCGTAGTCCTCCTCGACGAGCTTACGAATGCGCTTCGCCTCGTTCATCTGCTGAATCTGGTAGGACATGCGACCGTTCTCGTACTCGAGCCGCTCACTCTTCTCCTCGAGCTTCTCAACGGTCTTGGCGGACTCGGTCGCGTGCTGCGCGTAAACCTCAACGTCCTTGTGCGCCGACTCGAGTGAGCTCTGGAGCTCATTATTCTCCTGGGCGGCATTGCGCCGCGCCAGAGAATATCCCAGGCCGAAGCCCGCGACAGCCCCCAGCGCGGCAGCAGCAACAATAGCAACTTCGGTGTTCATCGGACGGAAACCTCATCGATCTTGTCCCAGATCACGCCATCAACGTTGAAGTCCAGGAAGAAATCAGTAACTTCACGACCCCTGGCGGCGTCGTAGTGGCGGACATTGCAGGACTCGAAGTCCCCGAAGGAGATGTAACCGTCTCCCTCACCGCCTTTGTAGACCCATCCGACGACCGCTCCAGCAGACGTCTTGGGCAGACCCAGAGTAGTGTACGCGTCGTTGAGAAGCACATATCCATCGCACATGAGCTTGTTGTTCAGGTACTTCTCCTGAGCGTTCAGCATCATGATGTCGAAGTCCTCGTTCGGCTCCCACAGAGAGGCGTTCTCATCGAACACCACGGCGTACTGCGACATACCGTACTGGTCGAGGACGCTCTCGTCATCGACACTCTCGTTGCCGTCCTCATCGACCTTGACGGCTTCGGACAGGATCGCCTCTCGACTCTTGCTCAAGGCCTCCTGGACCGCTTCGGCGCCGAAAGCCTTCTCGATGGCGCTCTTGTACTTGCGCAGAGACTCGTCGGCTGCAGCGACCGCCATTGTCAGCCCGGCGATGCGCTTGGCGGACAGACGGTGAGCCGAAACGACACTCACGGTGCCGATAGCACCCGCGATCAACGCAGGGCGGTAGTGCTTGGCAACTTTGAGAACGAAGCGCCCGTAAGTCTTGGCGCGCTTGGCGGCAAGCTCCTGCCGAGCCTCCTGCTCAGACGGCTCGGGAGTCTCCTTGAGCTCACTGATCTCGAGAAGGTCGTCGTAAACTTCGCCCGTCAGAGTGAAGGATTCTTTTACGGCCAGGGCGGTGCTGGTGGTGAAAGCAGCAACCCCAATAGCCGTGAGAACGGCCGGGGCGTGCTTGGACACGATCAGAGAGGCTTTTCCGAAGCCCCTGGTCAGGATCGATGAACTCATTTGATGAAGTTCCTTTCGCGATAAGAGTGGTATAAATATACGATTCTAGAATCGGGGAGGGCGTTAACTGTCTTAACCCAGTCCGTTCGATCCGGGTTGATTCCGATTAGCGCCTCTCGCATTCGGGACAGACGCATAATACCGTACCCTCGGTGACATATAATGTAGGAACGCCAGCGTTTGAAATGCCAGCGCCCGCTCCGCCCCAGCGATCTTGAGTACCGCCAGGGCGGAGACGGTTGCTGTGAGGACATCGTCCACCACCGAGTCAGTCGGGGAAATCATCGTAGCAGGCCCAGACAATTCCGACGAGAATGACGAAGATGACGATCGCGGCACTCATCTGAGCGTCCATTCCATGAGAGCGACGAACAGGATTAGCGAGATAATGCAGAATGCGCTGAACCCCATTACTTGCCCCCTGCACCGACGAGAGCCACAGCCGACAGAATCCCCAATAGGACCAGGTACAGAACCCAGCCGTTCATCAGGGCCCCGACGATGATCGCCCCATATGCGCAAGCGATCAAAAACCAGAAGAGAACGAAGATCCAATCAACTTTTTTCATTCTTTGAGATCCTCCACCATTGCTGACAGGAGAGACGAGATCACGGCGACCGTGATGATGATCTTGGCGATGATTCCCGGGCAGATCCACATCACCCATAGCGCCGCGAGAACAACTACGATGACAATGATCCACGAGTTGGTTTTAGGTGCTTCTTTTCTCACAATGACTCCGGACGAGGCAGGTTGATAACGTATCCTTCGGCGACTCGCATAATGCTGGCTCCTCGAAGATCTCGCCACCCCCAACGGTCGTCCGTGTACTCCTTACTGACACCGACGTAATCATAGAAGTCGGAGACGGCGGCGAAGTCGTACTCCTCGATCGTCCGATCAAGGTTGTTCAGGACCTCCTCCGCCTCGGTGCGGGACTGGATAACGATCCTCGAGAAATCGTATTGTCCCACGGGCTTGACGAAACCCCGGTTCCTGGACGAGGCGTCGCCCCGATCCCGATAGACTCGAGAATACGACGTGTGATCCGTCCTGGCAGTGCTCAGAGGCGTCCGGTTCTCCCCGAAGAGCAGACGATTGACGCCCGTGGTCACCATGTCCGAGATAGTGTTCTTGACGGCCGGAACAACCACATCCCAGACGAGGAAGTCACCGACGCTCTTCACATCGTCGCCGAGAAATGCGTCCCGCGCCTTCTGCTGGATTGTGCGATCCTTGACAATGGCCGGTTTGGACGTAACTCGCTCGACCGGCTTACGGCTGCTGTTCGCAGGAAGGGATCCGCGAATAGGAACGCTGCTGGACATGTATGTTTCCTTTCGATTTATAGTCAGTTAGCGGGGAAGAGCTCGGGGTGCTCCGCCTTGGCCTGGTCGATCAGCGTCTTCGGGAAGATGCCGTTGAAGAACGCGATCGCCTTCTCCTCATTCTGGACAAGACCGAGAAGGCACTCGTCGTAGAAGATGGAGGACTGGAACTCGTTGAGGATCTCCTCCGACTTCTCGAAGTGAAGGCCGTCCGCAGACTTGCGCCCGTAGCTGGAATCCATCAGAAGCTTGAAGAAATCGTACAGCGTCCACGTGTCTTCGTCGGTGACGTCCTCACGCTTCTTGTTCGCAAGCGTGGCGATCGTGTCCTCGATTCCTCGAGGCAGCTTCCGCTGAAGGGCGAGAACATCCGTCTTGTTGAGGTGGAACCAAAGCGTCTGGGTGTGCGAGTTTCCGTCGAAGTCCTCGGCCGTCACGGTCTGCTTGATCATGTGATACTCCTTGGTTAAATGATAGCCCATGAGCCCGTGTTAGGGGCCCATGGGGTCGAGTGTCTGTCGGATGGATGCGTCAGTCTTCGTTCTCGTCCGCCGAGTCGATCTCGGGAACGTCAACGCCCTCGGTCGGATCGGCCACGTCGGCGTCCTGCTTCGAAGCGTTCTTCACGACCTTGCGGATCACCACAGCCAGCGCGATGCCGGTGACTGCGGGAGCAGCAATGCGTGCGAACTTCTTCGCCGCGGGAACAGCCTGCGTCCAGTCGATCGTGATGAAGGGGGCGTCTTCGCTCTCGTTCTCAACAACGGCGGTGGAGGTGTTCTCAGACATGAGTATTCCTTTCGGATAGATGGGTTCTCATTATAGGGAATGTTGGGGTTGCGAATGGAGAAACCCAGAGTCCGTGTTAGGTGGCTCTGGGCTCTCTGTTTCAAGACTAGTTCATGGATCGAATCGTCTCGACCGTCTCCTCGACCTGATCTCTGATCGACTTGCCCGTACTCGCGCCGACTGCGGCTGAAATCGCGTGAACCCCCACGTGGCGCATCACCGTAACGGCGGTACCAGCGGGAGGACACAACGACATCAGAATCGCGTCGGCTGCAGCACTAGCAGTGATATCAGCGACAAATCCGGCAACGGATGAGATTCTACTTGTCATGGTGGTTCCTTTCTCTCGTTATAGTCCGTGTTCGTCACGCGAACCGGAACCAGGCCTCCGTGGGCTCAAGAAGGAAGTCCGTGACAACGCAGGGCTTACCGTCATCCGTGATCGTGGATCCGAAACGAATGTCGATCGCATTCGGCTCGTTCCAGCCCAGCTGCTGACCGAGATCCGTCGGCTCAAGACCGACAGCCGCGTAGAAGTCGTTCAGAGACACCAGATCACCCTTGAGCAGCTGGTAGTTCAGGTTGTTCTGGATCTGCCGAACAGTCTCGATCGTGGAGTGGAAATAGCGGCCGCTGTGGCCGTCATAGAACAGGACATCACCGGATCCCACGACTGTCGTAGTGGGCGGAGTCTTCACTCGCTCAGCAGCTTGAGTAGCAAGCTCACGTTCCCGCTCGTCGCCGATCTCCTGTCGTGTCGTGGCACGGTAGCGGTCGTACGACTCCTTCGTGAACGCGTAGGCTGCGGCTGCTGCGGCTTGACGACGATTCCCGATTGCAAAGGCACCCACGATGGATGCCGCTGTTGCCGCACCGGCGAGAGCCGCTGGGACGTAGAGCTTGTAGGCAACATTGTACTTGGCCTTCCAATCCTTCTCATTGAACGTGCGCTGCCGACGCTTGATGGCCTGGACCTCTCGATCCGCCTTGACGGCCAGATATACGGTTCCTCCAAGACCTGCCACGGCGGACCCCGTCAGGATGGCCGGGAGGTTCCGGACGATCCACTTGGACGCTGTCGTCACCAGTGCAGAACCCATGTGTGCTCCTATCTTATCATGGAAAACCCAGAACCCTTGTTACGGGGTTCGTGGGGCTGAGTTATGAATATGTTCAGGCGGTCACGTGATCCTGAGCAAGCCGCTCGTAAGCAAGCCGCTCAAGCGCGTTCGCGTACACGGGATCGGCTGTCTTCTCGAGGTTGTCGAGGTACAGCCAAACCGCGAGCGAGTCGTGCAGAGCGATCTCCTTGAGCTTGGTGCCGTAGGACATGGTGTATTCCTTCCAATAGTCGGGGTCTCATTATAGGGCGTGTTGAGATTGCGAGTCCTGACGGCCCACCCGGGAATTTTTAGAATCCAAGTCCCAGAACCCATGTTCTTGCGAGTTGCTCGAATATGGGTTCTGAGACGTTGAACGGTCAGATACGGACCTTCGTGATCAATCCGAGTGCCTTACTGGTAACCGGCAGGATGCTCTCAGCTTTCACGACGAGAAGGACCGACACGAGAGACGTCGCGCATGTGACGATCGTGTCCGGGGACGGAAGCTTGACTGCTCGCTGCTTATCGAGTTCGCTCTCGTGCTTCTCGGCACGTCGAGTTTCGTCTCGATGCTTCGCGCAGATGGCTTCCAGTTCGCGGATGTTGGCGAGCGCATTCGCGTACGCCTCCGCGTCGGGGTCCATTCCGTCGATGAATGCGTAAGCGTCCTTCAGGGCGTTCTCAGCATTGTGTTCGGGAGTGTTCATTTTCAGTTGTCCTTTCAGATGGGGTTCTCATTATAGGACATGTTGAGGACGCGGTCAGGAGACCTCGTTCACCGCCAGGGTTACGGTCTTGTTCTCGGCAAGGTCCTTCGCGGGCTTCTCGAGAGCGGCGTAGACTTCCTGCTTGCCGTGGTCGACATGCAGCACACCGTCAGTGGACGGGGTGTAGTTCTTGGCGGAGATGCCGAGCAGCGTGCCGAGGAAGGTATCAACGGCGGCGATGGTCCCGACAACCGCATCCACGTGGCCCCAGCCGAGAGAGGCGGCGAGAGCGACGTAGAGGGCCGACAGTGCGGGAAGCAGGGTGAGGGCAACCCACTTGGCCTTGTCGTAGGTGGAGTTAGACATGTTTGTCCTCCGGTCTGTAGTGTTTGCGAGTCTCCGGGAAATGTATAGGAAGTTCCTGGACTTCCTTCATGACCTTCTCGGCCATGCCGTTACCACCGAAAGACGAATACGGGGAATACAGATACTTCTGCAGATCCTCGTACTCATCGATGGTGATATATCCTCGAGACAGGTACGCCGTCCCGAGAGCCATTATTTGGTTGTGAGCGATTCCCAGAAGGAGCTGTGTTCGAGCGTCCTTCCGTTCTGCCCTGCGATCCAGAAAAGCCCACAAACCACTGGACGCCAGCACGCTCGTCATGATAGTCAGAATCATTGTGAGCTCGGGGCGCACGTGTCAGCCCCCGATAGCCAGAACCGGCCGGATTCCGAGAGAGCTCGTCATGATATCATCACGAGCGATGTTCCCCTTCCAGGCGCTGAAGTAGTTGGCCCACGTCTGGTCGCGGAGCCAGAAATCCTCGTTCGGGTTCTGATGGTTGAACAGCTGGAAATACCGAAGCTGTCGGCACTCGGCCCGGTATGCGCCCTCGGAACCGTTCTGGAACGACTGCTTGACGTGCGCGCCGAACAGCATCTGCTCGGTGGGAATCGTGACCTTGATCTTGAACACCTCGCCGCCCTGGGCATACAGACGGTACCCCTCCTCGCGAACTGTGCCGCCGTACTTGATGTCCGTGTCCCAACGGTTCTCGAACCAGGAGTTGTGCGCGAGAATATGCGACTCTCCGAAGAGACCGTAGGCCTTCGTGGCGTTCGTCTTCGGGTTATCGTTCAGGGCCGCGAAGAGCTCGCTGTTGCGGAATCCGCCGCAGTACTCGCCTCGGTGCATTACCGCGGAAGAGATGTTGCGGTCGGGCATAACCGCGATGTGACGACCGATTGACGAGTCACACGCGCCCCAATAGTCGAAATCAACAATATACCACTTCGTGTCGCCCGTGGTCCAGTAGTCGCCGATCCACAAGTTCGTGAACTGGCCTGAGGAAATAGCGGCCTGCTGCTGACTCGTGAACGACGAACCGAGGTTGTAACCCCTGGCGAGGACACGATGCATCATCGGCACGTTGTCGAACATCGCGAACCGGAATGAGTCCGCGTTGATCTTCTTCGTGCTGGTGGCGCCGTTCTGAATGACGAAGTAATCGGTGTTCGGACCGATGTATGTGGCCTCGGGATAGTCCGAGATCTTCATAGATGTACTCCTCTGCTCAAACCATCATGTAGAGGCGCTGGGCGTTGATGGGATTGCCCGCATGGTCCTGTATCTCCGCGCCATTCTGAGCGTCCAGAAGGACGTCCCTGATCGCCACGCCCTGCGTGAACGACGAGATCTGCTTCTCGACAGAATCGAGACGCTGAGCGAGTTTCGTCGCGGCGTTCCCGTCGAGGGTGGTCTTCAGGGTGTTGCGCCAGGACTCGTAGTCCGTCTTCTGCTCGCTCATCCAGTTCTGGAAATTCACAGATTGCGTCTTCTGCTGCTCAGAGGACCACTGCTCGTACTGGGCGTCCCACTTGGCATATAGGGTCGAGGCGTCGAGACTCTCGACGACGCCGGTCACCCAAGGTGTAGCAGACGAACCTCGAGCATTCCAGATCTGGTTGTATGTGACCTGCTGCATGCCAGGACTCGTTCGAATCCTCGCCAGGGGGTACCACTTGTCGAGGTCCGTATTCCGCACGTTCGGGACCTGCGGATTGCTGCTGGACACCCCCTTGTAGACGGCGAACGAAGCAGCCCTGACCGACGGGTCCCTGTTGATGCGCAAGCAGACCAAGTCCCAGCGAGGATGGGTTACATCCGGCTGCTCGAGCGGAAGATCGTACGGCGCGTCATTGTTCACCCAAGTCTTGTTGAGGAACGCGCGGCCTGTGCCTATGCGAACGGCCCATTTTCCGCTGATCGCCGTGACTCCCAGGGCCTGGCCGTATGATTGATAGATACCGTAATGGATGAGGCCGTCGAAGAGCTCACCCATCTGTTCTGCTGAATACTTGCGGTCCCCGTCCTTCGAGGAGTAGAAACCACTGGTAAGCGTCATTTGATGTTCAACCCCGGCTTACTCTTCTGTAGATCTGACAAAGACGAGAACGTGGGGTAGAAGGTGTCCCCGTTGACGTCTGATGAGCGAACGTACTCGGTCACCCGGGCGACGTCCTTCTGGCCGTACTCGTTCTCAATCTGCACGAAGTCCCCCAGGAAGAAGTCCTCGCGGTACTTGTAGATCGAGTTGACTGCTGCAACACCTTCGTACATCTGAATGGGCATGTGCTTCCACAGTTCCGTGTCGCACTTGTCCTTCAGCTGCCGTCTGGCGGCCTCGGGGTCCACGCCAGTGTTCCCGGTTCTCGCGGAGTTCGCGCTCGTGGCCAGGTAACCGTTATGCGTCATAACCCCGGGATTCTCGAGATATCCCTCTCGCAGACCGAGGCCGTTGGTGCCGACACGCACGGACTCGTTCTGGATGTTGACGTCCGTCTGCCACATGTATTCCTGCTCCATACCAGAGGTGACATGCACCTGCTGGAGTCCGGAGAAGATCTTCGTTCGAGTGCCGACCTTGGACTTGAGATATGTGCCTTTGGACAGGTTCTCGAACGATGGCGAGAACGTCACGGGAGGGTTCGCACTCTGCGAATCCGTTCGGTTGATTCCGAGATACGCATACCCGTACCAGTACCACGGATTGTTGTCCGCGAACTCGATCGCCCATCCACTCATGTTGAGGTCCGTGATATCCTGCATCAAGGAGTACCACGAGCCCTGCATGATGTACTGGTCCCAAGTGGCTTCCCCGTAGACGCCCGCGTTCTCGACGTGAGATCCGGAAGACGTCCTGATCGCTTCGTTGGATCCGAGTCGCATCGCCCCTATATCCATAGCGTTTCCATCGCGTCCGTGCAGAATATCAGCGGGTAGATCCCAGGGATGGTACCAGCGGAAGCCCTGCACGTGTCTCGGGTGACTCGAATCGTCGACCTTGAACAGGAGATTCGTCATGTCCTTGACGACGTCTCGGATGATGCCGTTAGTTGACTCGTGCTTGGCGCAGATGGTGTAGTCATTCACCGGGTATGGGTGAAGTACTCTCCGGTCAAGGATGGACTCGATCGAGCGCCCCGTGATCGTTAGGGTGCTGGACTCGCCGTAGTGCGTTTCCATCTCGACCTGCTCAATGATCATCAGCTTGTTCGTATCCTTGGTGAACAAGTAATAATCCAGCTGGTACTCCTGGAGGTTGGCGTACGTTCCGGGCACTACCAGCTTGAAATCGCCGTATCCGTGGAAGCGCTCCGTCCACACGACCGAAATATAGTCATCGACGAGATGCGTTAGATTGCAGGACTCGTCGAGTACGGCCAGATACATCTACACCCCCTGATACGTGATGTCGGTAGTGAATCGAATATCCACAGCCGTCTTGTCGGACATGGAATAGTGGAATTCGTTTCGTCCCGGGTGCATCAGCAGCCAGTCGGAGTTGAAGTCCAGGAAATACATCCCTTTGTACCGGGTTCCGTTCGGTTTCTCCAGATAGATTCCTTTTCGACCGACACGAGTGTCCACTTCGATTGTATCGCCGACGGACGGCTGATACGCCGTGGCGGACGGGGTCCACTTGCCTGTGAGCTTCATCGTCTGCTGCCAAACCGTCTCGGTCAAGGTGATCGGAAGCGGATTGGCCTTGAGTATCTTGATGCGCAGAAGGAAACCGGCCTCAACATCACCCTCATAGTTCACCACAGCCGTCTTGTCGGACAAGGTGCGCGAGAACTCCAGTGTAGGGGAATCGGGGAGAGGGTCCTCCCAGGAGAACTCGAAAGATGGCTCCTCCACGTCGAAGTTGATGAGGTCCGAAGCATCCTCGCGGTTGTCATACCAATAGCCGTAAGGACAGAGGATCGAGATTTTGTGAGATTCCAGGTTTGACCAGATGTCGGGCTCCGAGGACTCGACGTATCCGTCGGTATACACCTGACGATGGTCGGCGTACACGGTGATTCGTACTGGCTGCTTGATCTGGCAGAACCGATAGATCTTCTGCCTGGACTGCTCCACGTCCTGCGTGGCGGTCTCCATCGGAACCAGGGTGAGAGAGATAGTGCGCTTCTGCACCCTGGAACCGTTGAAGAGAGCTGAGTCGGTGAGGGCAAGGTCAGTGGTGTTGATGTCGGCCTTGCCGGGACCGAGACCGTCGACGTTCTTGACGGCGATCCCGGTATTCCACGGCTCGAAGAGATCAAGCGCCAACGTCTCGCCACCGGGATTGGTGAGGACGATGGTGCGGATCATAGCTGATACATAGCCTCCCTTACCTGACTCAGCTGATTGTGCGTCTGTCGATAGATCTCAGCTGTCGACAGCTCTCGAGGAGACGTGTTGTACTGGTTGAATACAACCGACTGCGCGTCTCCGAACGGCCTATCGCCTGTAGCCTGAGGCTGCGGATGGGCCGTGACGGCAGGCTGTGCGGCCGCCTGCGAAGCCATCTGTGCCGTTACCGGCGCCACGAGGCTGTCCTGATTCAGGAGCTGCTGCATCTGGTCGACGCCCTCGGTGATGTTATCCAGGTTCATCACCGGTTTGATCTCGGGGCTCAGTGTCGACTCGTCGAGGTAACTCGAGTAGTCGAGGCCGTCCATAGCGGCTTTCATCGATCCGGTCAAGGTGTCGCTCAGGTCGGAAATAGCGCCGATCGCCTCACCGGAGTCCCTGAGACCGTTGGCCAGACCCTGGATATTGTACTGGCCGATCTCGTAGAAGACCCTGGAAGGCGAGTGAATTCCGAAGAAATCCTTCGCCTTGGCGATGGCCCGGTTGGCCAAGTCCCTGATCTGGTTGACGACTCCTGAAATTCCGTTTCGAATGGCATTCTTGATACCATCAACCAGGTGACTACCCAGTTCTCCGGCCTTCGACTTGATGCGACTCTTGATTCGTTCAATGCCCTCCATGATGAAGCCTTTAATGGCGTCCACCAGGTTCCCGCACGCGTCATACAAACGATCTTTGTTATTGCGAATGGAGTCCGCAAGACCGTTGATGAACTTGATCGCGGTGTCGAACGCGGCGTTGACCACCCTGGGCGAGTTGTCGCCGATGGCCGTGATGAAGGTCACGATGGCGGTCGTGGCAGCGTCGGCGATCGTCGGAATCCAGTCGTTCAGCCCTTGCAAGAAGGACAGAATCAGGTTGGCTCCCGAGGACACCAATGTCGGCATGTTCGCCGTACAGGTATCGATGAACCCGATGATCATGTCGAATGCGGCCTGAGTCACCTGCGGCGTCAGCTCAACGAACTTGTCGAGGATGGCCATGGTGATGACTCCGAACGCCTCAACGATGGTCGGGGCCGAGTTGATAGCCGCCTGAGCGATCGCCGTCATCAGCAAGGTGATCGTATCGACGACCGTCTGCTGATTGTCGACCAGGACCTGGCAGAAGTTGATCAGCGCCTGCGCGGCGTTCGTCCCGAGCGAGGGAAGCATGTCGATCAGGCCCTGACACAGTTGCAGGAAGAGTTCGACACTCTGACCGCCGAGAGACAAGAGGCCCGTAAGCGCCTCGATGAACGCCGCTAGACCGATGGCCGCTAGACCGACGCCAGCGCCGATAAGTCCGATAGCCACGCCTAGAGCCAGGAGACCGATAGCCGCACCGGTAGCCGCGTACCCCGCGACGACCACAACAGCCAAAGCCAGACCTAGACCCGTGAGCCCTTCAAGCAACTCGGCCCACGACATGTCGGCCAGGGCTTGGAGTGCTGGGACCAGGATTTGGATGGCCAGGGCCGTCAGGATAATACCAGCAGCTCCGAGGACACCGCCGTCCGCAAGAGTGGTGGCGACGACCAAGGCTGCGAGCACCAGTCCCATCATGGTGACACCCTTGAGATAGGTCCCCCAGTCCATGGAGGCGATATTGGCTATCTCGGAAGCTGCCATTTTGACGGCGAGGACCGCGATCATCAAAGTGGCTGCACCGGTGATGTTGGAGTCGCTGAAGTTCATTGCAACGATGAGGCCGGCGAGAACCAGTCCCATCATAACAACGCCCTTGAGGTAGTCGGACCACGGCATTGACGCGAATTCCGAAATGATACCGCTCAGTTGCTTCAAGACGTAGGCGATGGCCAGGAACGCCAAGGCCGAACCGATGCTGACCTTCTTATTCGAGATCTCGGCGTAGATTCCGACGATAACGAGCAGCGCTGCCAGAGCAAGTTCACCCTGAATGAGGCTCCCGGTGTCCATCTCCCCAAGATTCTTGACGACCTTGGTCATGACGAGAGTTGCCGCGGCCATGAGGTTCATGGCCAGCCCGAACGAGATGAACTTCGTCTGCTGACGCGGAGATCCCATGGTGTTCGCCAGAACAACCAGCATGCCGATAGCCGCTCCGACCCCGACGAGGCCTTTCATGATTCCGCCCCAGCCGAGAGAAGCAACATTCTGCATGGCGTGTCCGAGGATGATGATACTCGTGCAGACCAGGATCAAGCCGGCTGCCTGAACGATCATCTTGCCCGACGAGACGGCGCTCATGGAGTCGTTCATCTTCTCCATAGCCTTGGTAATGGCTGTGAACGCCACGCCGATGGCGATTCCGGAGGCCATGACGCTTTCCGCAGGAACCTGAGCCAGGATCCACAAGGATGCTGCCAGGACCGCGATAGCCGCCGCGTAGATGAGGAGCGTTTCCGCCTTCACCTTACCGGTGGCCGCTTCCATGCTCTCGGCGTATCCGTCGATGACGCCCTTGACGCTGTCGCCGATTCCCGCCCAACCCTCGAACGTCTCTTTCATGGCCTTGAGGGTGTCGGTTACCTTCTTTGCCAGGACAACGAATGTGGCCAGAGCACCGCCCTTCACAAGGTTATCGAAGAGCCCCTGCCAATCACCGTTCTTGAACTGGTTGAGAATTCCGCCGAAGATCGGTTCGAGTGCATTCTTGATCTTGCCGCCGACGAACACCGCGAACTCTCCGAGCTTGGAGAGGAACCCGATGATATTCTTCAGCAGGTCCAGGAAGTTCGACCACCCGGAGGAGACTTTACTTCCCAGATCCAGATTCTTGACGAACTGAGACGTCACTGAAATGGCGCCTCTCACCCGCTCGCTGTAATGCGAGACGATCTCTTCAAGATCATTCCACGCTTTGGTGAACGGGGACCAATCGATGCTCCCGGACTTCATGCCGGAGAACACGTTACCGATTCCAGAGCCCACTGCGGCGACTGCGGACTTCAGTTTATCAGTCCAGGAGAAGTCGACGTCTCCTAGACTTTCTTTGAATTCACTCCATTTTGACCTGAGCTCGTCGACGTGCTTGGCCAATGCCTGAGCGCGCGGCGAGACCCAGTTCGCAATCGTGTTGCCCCACACCATGGTGCGGTCGGAGAGACGGTCGATCTTGTCGATGAGCTGGTCCGTCAAAGGAATGAGTTTGTCGGCGAACGACTTTCCCCATCCCTCGGAATTCTCGTCCGCTCCACGGAAGAACGCGACGATCTTATCCTTGAGCTGTACGAACCATCCGCCCGCCTTCTCCGCAGCGGTTCCAGCAGCGCCCACAGCGGTTCCAACGGCGTTCACTGCGTCGCCAACAGGGCCGCTGTCGTTCTTGAGCTGCCTGAAAGGCTCCAGGATCACGTCTTTGATGACGGTCCCCGCGATCTTCATCGCCCTCCACAATCGCTCGACGGCATCCGTGAGACGGTCCCATGTGGAGGCGTACTCCGAAGTGAACCCCTGCTTGAACCCGGCGACGAGCTGCCTGGTCCAGGTGACCGTGCGAGCCATGGCGTCCGCCATCTTGTTCGAGGCATTGGTGATTGCAGTGATCACTCGCTCGGACAGATTGAGAGACTCGTACCAGTTTCGCACCCAGTTCACAGCGTCCCGAATGACCCCGACAAGACCCCCGGTAGACCTGATTGCTATACCTAGAACTGTCGTGAGGATGTGGAACGCCCCGAAGAGGACTGAACCGACGATCTTCGCCAGGTCGACGAATATGTCGAGGCCCAGCTTGGCGGCGCTGAACAGAGCCTCGAACGCAGAGGTGATAACCTCCATCGTCCGATCATTCATGACCAGAGTGGCCGTGAAGTCCGCAAAAGCTTTCGTGACGTTGTAAAGTCCCTGAGCAGACGGTCCGGAGAACACTCTTCCAAAGGCGTTACCGATAGCCTGAATGGGCTTGATCAGTGCCTCGAAGGAGTTCTTCAGACCACGCAGGAGTTCGTCTCGACCACCCAGCTCCTTCCATTCCAGAAGCATCTTGTTCCTGGCGCTGGAAATGTCGGAGATCTTGGACGTGATGACGTTCCCGATACTGGTCCAAAGCTGCTCGGCCTCCTCGAAGTCGCCGAGAACGATTCGCCAAGTGGTGGCCCACCCAGACCCCAGTTCCTCTTTGACTGTTCCGACAAGCTGTGAGAAAGTCTTGATGTGAGTCGCGGCGCCCTTGGCGGTCTCCGCGAACTCCATGATTGCCTGGGTCTCCTCCTCGGTGTAACCCATCGCGCGGATGGCTTCCTCGGAGTAGTCGCCGGTCATAAGGCTTAATGTCTCGAGCATGACCTCGGATGTGAGCCATCCGTCCTGCAAGGAGTCTCGGAAGGATCCCTCTTTCGCGATGGCTTCGTCCACCGCCTCGCCGTGAATGCGAGCAGTGCGCTTCAAGGCCTCTTGGAACTGCTCACCGCCCATCCCGGCGTTGACCACCGAGTTCCAGTCCATAAGTCGAACCGTGCCGGTAGCGATAGCCTGCGAGAGCTGATACATGGCCGTTGACGCCTGTGCGCTGGTCGAGCCAGAGGCGGCCGCAAGGTTGCTCAGACCCTTGATGGCGGACACCGAGTCCTTCAGACCCACACCGGCTGCCGTGAAGGTACCGATATTCCGAGTCATCTCGGAGAAGTTGTAGATGGTCTGGTCCGCATACGTGTTCAGCTCGTCCAGGGCTGCGTTGACGCTGTTGATGTCCTCGCCCTTGCTCGCGGTGTTGGCGAGAATCGTCTGCACTGAGTTGAGCTGCATCTCATACTCTTGGAAACCGTCGAGCGCCGGTTCAATCGAGAGTGACTTGATCAAGTCCGTTCCGACGGAGACGGCTTTCGACGCAATTCCTCCGAGTGCTGCGATGCCGGATACTCCGAGAACGCTCATGTTCGAGATCAGGTTCCCGGCTCCGCTGATGGCCTCACCGAAGGTCAGACGTCTTGCAGAATTCGCGACGTTGTCGAGCCCCTGGGTGGCGCCCTCCATCTTCAAGCCCGTGTTGAGTTTCTCAACGGACTGGAGAGACTCCGCAACTCCAGACTGGAACTGCTTGTTGTCGAACTTGAGGGATACGACTTTGTCTTCAATGGTACTCATACGGAATTCACCACCTTGAGCACTCTCTGCTCGATCTCGTCGAATATGGGTTGCATGGCCGGATTAATATAATCCCTGCCCTGGACATAGCCGCCTGTTCCGGTGCCATGTCCGTACTGGAGAATAACGGCGATGTTGACACCGTTGACGACGTGAGTGTTCGACCACACGATACGGCCGACACCGGACCCTTTTTCGATGTTGTAGGTCCAGGATTGCGAGGTGAGGCCCGTGTCAACGGGGGTGGCATCGCTCAATGCGTCCACACCCCGCTGACCGCAGTCCTTGAGTACGTCTAGGTACTCCTGCTCTTTGAGCTTGGTGAGCCACGCCTCGGTCTTGACGAACTTGCCGTCGAGCGAGAGCGAAACGCTCACTTCTGCTTGGCCTCCAGAGCTATGACCCGGTTAAGGATGTCGAGGTATCCGTTGACCCACGCGATGGTGAGAGGCATAAGCCATTCGCTCGGAGGATTCTGATATGGATTCACCTCGGGCTTCCACTGACCGCCTTCACCCTTGACGAGCTGACCGTCGGTGATGTAGAGGTGCGCAACGTCAAGAGACGCCGCCTGGTTCACGACCTTCTGGTAGTTGTCCTTGGTGACGTCGTGGATAACGTGCCACCAGCGAGTGGCCGGCTCCTGCATCATCCGGTCGGTCATGACCGGCTTCGCCGCGTCGTTCTTGAGGTAGGTCTCGGCCTTCTCCTCGAAGCACATGCAGATGTCGAAATCCGCACTGACGAAGTCATCGGCGATGTTCGACCCGGTGTTGATGACGATGAGGAACTGCTTGCCGTAAAGATCACGAATTTTCTTGAACAGCCGCCTGTACCAGTCCAGTCTGGGTGCCTGTGCGCCCCAGCCGTTGACCACCTCGTCGAGGAAGACCCCCTGACATTCATTCGGATAGTTCTTCTTCGCCCAGGCGATCTGCTGGAGGATGTAGTCCGTAGTGTACTTGTCAACGTCTGGCACTCCTGCGCGAGCAGGGTCGTTCTTCGGAAGCTCGGCGACGCCGTATTGGGTCTTGACGTAGAAGACGCAGCGCTTAGCTCCTGCGGAAAGCGCTCTAGCCGCCTGCTTCTGGAAGTCGGCGTCGAACGTTTCCCAGTCTCCGCTGTTCCGGTTCATGATAACAACGCCGAGGGACGAGCCGTATCCGATAGTTCTATTCCATTTTGACGTCGCGCCGTTGTAGTAGTCCGGCCAGAAGTAGGTGACCGGGCTGTAGTACCTGTGCCCCTTGACGAACGGCGAAACGTCCTGGGCCAGCAAGTCTATCTGTCGCTCGAGCTCTTTCGTGTCGCCTCCGTTGGCGCCCGGCACATCCAGAGACACGTCTGTGACCCTGGACGCGTCGAGCGCAACGAGCCGATAGGCCTCAGCCATGCCGACGTGGCACCAAACGCGAGCGTCGAGCTTCTCGCGGTAATCGACCTGACCGGTCAGACGCCCGGTGCCGTCCACGAACTTGACGAAGGTGTCGCCGTCGAGACAGTCCACCTGGACGACGGACCATGCGGGAAAACGCCCGCTGAACTTGCCCGTGGGCATGGCTGAACCTCCTCAGATCACTTCTGGTCGAGCTTGGCCGACAGCGCGTCGACCTTGTCGTTCAGGGTGGAGAGCTGCCCGCTCACGGTCTTGAACCAGCCGACCAGTGGACCGTCGAAACGACGACCCGCGATTCCGGAACCGGTCTGGTCCGAGATCTCGATCAGGCGAGCGTTCATCTCCTTGAGAATGTCAACACCCTCACTCATCCATGACTCCTCTCCGCCGCCTGAAGGACGGCCGTGATTGTACCACCATTCACAGTGCTGCGAGAACGGAACGCCGTAGGAGTCGTAAGCACCCGAAGCATTTCCGCTGTTGTAGCGAGACCCGACTCGACGAAGGTCCTCGTACGAATCACCTTCGTAAGCGATCAGATCGCGCAGAATTGCGCAACCGACTTCCGCGCTCTTCTCCGGATCCCACCAAGCTCGGTTCGGATCCTGAATGAAGTAGCCGTTGTAAGTCACCTGCAGTGGGCCGACACCGTTGGAGGTGCCCCAGTTCGAAACGACGGGCCAGAAGTCGTTCTCGAAGTTCTCCTTCGTGACCTCGCCCCATCCGGAACAGGCGCCACCAGCGTCGTTCCCATAGATGTTCGCCCCTTCGAAACCGGTTTCCATCCACAAGCAGGCGAGGGCTGCCCACCACGGGCAACCGACGTTGTCGGCGGCCTGCAGTACTGCATCCTGGATACTCGTGGCTGAGGGACCGGAACCGCTCGAAGACGAAGAGCTGGAACTCGCAGAACGCGTGCCGTCGTCCACTGAGACGTGGTTATCCCTGCGGCGAAGGCAGTGGGTCCAGGCGTCTCCGTTGGTATACGGGTGGTGGTCGTAGAGGATCGTGCGAACCTCACCGCCAGTCTGGTCACCAGCGTAACCGTCGATGGAACCGTCTTCCGCAATCCAGGCCTCTGCGAGGACCGTCGGGTCGGTCTGAGTCACGATAGCCACGTGCCCACGGCCTCCTGAGGCGGCCTCACTCAGGACGATGTCGCCAACCTCGAAACCGCCGTCAGGCTCGTTACCGTTCCATGAGTCTGAAATATCCGCGAAGTTGCGCTGAGCGCACTCCTCACGAAGGGATCCGGTCCAGGTCGACTTCGGGAAGTATCCCGCGGTGAAAGGCTCGCCCCACTCGTGGTGGGCAGCCAGGTTGTAGCATCCCGCGACAAGCGCCGAGCAATCCGCGTTGGCCGCGATTCCGTGGAACCAACCGTCCCAGTCGGACTGGTCGTAGAAGGTCCATCGCTCGGGCTGACTGTATCCGATGTTCGCATCATCAGCATAGTATCTAGCACAGCTAGCAGCGTACGAAGCTACAGTCAATCCATCCTCCTCTCACGCACATACAGGCATGCACGCCTTCGGGTTTGAGCAGATCGTACCGTCTGCCCCCTTGTCCCAACCCATTTTGACGGATTCGGGAACAGAAGGAATGTGTGAGACCAGTGGTTTGCCGGAGGCTTTGAGCTCGGTCCAGATATCCTGCGGCGCGGTGTACTCCATACTGAGAACATCGCAGGTCTTCCCCGCTGCCCAGTTCGCATACCAGGCTTTGTCTTTGTCGCCGGCGTAAGCATACCCCCACGTCTTCACGCCCTTGGCGCGAATCGGGTCGAACGCCCATTGCGTGTCGCCGTACGACTTGAAGATGATTTTGTTCTCCAGGCCTTTGCAAAACGACAGGAATTCTTCCCACTTTCCGGTCTTGTATTTCGGGTCGAGGACGAGAACGTGACTGTCGATGTAGTGCTCGATCAGCCAGTCGAGTCTGGCGGGCATGTTCTCTGTCTGAGAAGCGGCGGCTTTGATCTCGTCCCACGTGTACTGGTCCACAGGCTTAGTGAGCGCTGGAACAAGACGCGAAAGCGACTGATCGTGGCACCCGAACCACACACCATCGCTCGACTGTCCGCAGCTCATCTCGAGGCCATGGAACTTGAATATAGGACACTGAGAATACGCACGTTCAGTGTGCTCCGGCCAGGATGCGGATCCGCCTCGATGGGCCACGAAGAACTTCGGGGTTTTGAGCATCTCCTCGACAGAGCGAGATCCGTAAGGGATCGCCCTCATGGAAACGCACGAGATCGCCTCAGTACCGGACCAGACGAAGTACTCCACTCGCGTACCGTTGGCCATCGTCGGGTCTTCGCTCAGCTGCTCGGCGTGCTCCGTGACCTTGACGAATGCACGACTCTTGGCGACGGTTCCGCCTGCAGGCGCGGTGAAAGGAGCAGTGGCGTAGTTAACCGCGATCGAGCTCCAACTCGCGTCGGTCTTCTTTCCCCAAGCGCCGTCCGTGACGATGGTCGTAGTGGCGGGAAAAGCAACGACATCATCGGCGGCCGTGGCATGCATTGTCATGATCCCGAAGCAGGGGACATCACTTACGAGCTGTGAGTTCTCAGTGCTGTGAATCGCCTCGAGCTTCATATCGTCGATGGTGGATCCGTCGATCACGACGAGATACGCGCACTGGCGCCCTTTGTACTCAGTGTTCTTGGACCCCCAGTCGATATTGCGGAACTCAGTGCCCCACTGGGCCTTGTGCACGGCCACTGTGGTTGAGCGAATCAAGTTCTCGCCCTTCTTGTCCGAGTCGTAAATACCGGTCCAGCCCGCAGGCGTGGCATCCCCCTGCGTTCCGAACTGTCCGGCCACGACAAGAAGCCCCCAGTCGCCGGTTTTGAACGCGCCCATGTAACTGAGCGGCTTCGTCGGATCCGAGCTTTTGACGGATCCGCGGATTCGCATGGCCATCAGACGGTCCTACGCACGATCACCGTGTTCGACGGCGTCCCCGACGGAACCTCGCCACCGACCGGCAGGATGAGGACGTTACCGTTGCCCCCACCTCCGGTGCTCTTGGTCGCGTTGAACGAAATCGGTCGCTTCTCGCTGAGGGTTCCCGTGTACTTCGCGCTCGTATTGTCCGTGTAGTAGACGTAGATTCGGGTGTAAGCGCCCTCGGATCCCACGGCCTGGATATTGATGTTTCCATCGATCGTGGTGAGAGAGGTAGAAGACCCGTTAACCACGTCCACAACGACGGTGGAACCCGGGTTGGACTTCCCGGAGATGGTTCCTGTGATCATCCCTTGCTTCCCATCTTCGCTCTACGGGCCGCATTAAGCGAACGGTTCTGACGAGCTATCTCGGCCCGGCTCATCTTCTTGGGATCCTTGTTCTTCTCGCCGCAGACACGGATCAGGGTCATGAGGCGGTTCAGATGCCATTTCTCGCACTCGAACGGAATGGAGAAAGTAGCCATCCAGTAGTAAATCAGTTCCGAAGTGATGATCTCTCGTGATCCCGGACCGTGATCTCGGAATGTAGTCGCTGTCATCGGGTCGTTGATGTAGTCGGCGACCTTCTGTGCGTGCTCGGGTGTGAGATGAGAGTATGCCAGAGGGCTGACCCTTCCGATTGTCATGCACTCGATGTAACTGAGCGACTGCTCGGAAGTGCGCTCTCGATTACCGAGGAACGGCACTTTCCAGATCGATTCCCATTTTGACAGCGACAGAAGACTGTGTTCGAGCTTCAGCTCGGTGACGATCCCAGGGATGAAGAGATTGCGTACATCGTCGTACTTCTCCTCCCCGTGAATATGAAGTGTAAGCATGTGTGTTCCCATCGAAGCACTGCGCCCTCGGGATTTTATGATCAACCGAGGGCGCAGGCGTATATCAGGCCGCAGTCTTGATGATGGTGATGAGCTCGTCCGGTGTGGGGAGCTTCGGATCGGCGTCGGACTTGCCGAACAGCGTCTCCGTGGCAGCCTTGTACTTCGCGGTGGTGAGCACGGTGCTGTCGAGCGTGATGACGGAAACAGGCTTGTGGCCCGTGACCGCGGCAGGGGTCGACTTGACGCTCCAGGAGAAGCTGATGGCTTCAGGAGAGTCGTTGATCGTGCTGTAAGCGCGCTCCGAAGGCTGAGCGGTCAGACCGTAGAGAACGTGAATCTTCTCGCCGAACGCGTTACCCTTGGTGTCATTGCCCTTGACGGTCCGGTAGACGATACCGAACTTCGCACGAGCCTGCTGGCCGAGGTAAACTCCTGTCTCGGCAGCCTCGGTACCATCACAGGCCATGAACTCGTCGGGGAACGTGTAGGCCTCGATGGTGCCCTCGAAGGTCTCAGCGGCCTGGAGGGAGAGGTACTTGATGTTGTCCGCGTAGACATCGGAGATGTCGGCGCCTGACGGGGTCTCGGTGACCTTGGTGAGACCGTTCCAGGCCACGCCCTTGCCGTACTTGCCGGTGCTCGAATCCACGACGTACAGAGCGCCGTGGTCAACACCGGTCTCGTAGACGCGAGCGCCATCCTGGTCCCAGGTGAGAGCAGCCATGCTGCATCCTCCTAAGCGTAGATGGTGAACACATTGTGGTTGAGGCCCTCAGTCGCGAAGAAGCGGCTGAATCGAGCCGTCGGTATTGTGGCCACCTTGTCGTTCACGACACTATCCGGATCACGATCAATAACCGTGACCTGATAACCGATCAAGTTCCACCACAGCGTATTATCAGCGTAATACGGGGAAGCGTTGTTGCGCTGATAGACGATGCACGGGTAGACGAGCTTGACCGATTCCGGTGGCTGGTAGTACACATGGTCCGAGCCAAGGGCCCCAACCAAAGACTCATGGAGTTGCAGTCGGCCCATTGTACACCCCTCCGAGGTCGAGGACTAGACGGGGGCGTGCGACCTCGACATTGCTGACGGACCAGCGCGCCCCCATCCATTCCACGTACTTGATGGCCGAGAAGTTCTCCAGAGCGAACGCGTCCGCGAGAATGCGGATCTGATTGTTCGTGCGGAGATCCGGAATCACCTTGTCGGTCGAGACGTACTGCTTCATCATTCGCGTGACGTCGCCGTAGTACGATCTCTCGGTGATCTTGTCCTGCCAAACCCCCGGCTTGACCTGTACGGACTCGCCGTAACCGATCTTTCCGAAGAACTTAGCCATTTTGACGAATCAGGCCGTCTTCTGCTCGATGACCAGAGCGCTCTTGTACTTGGTCAGCGCGCCGGAGCAGCGAGTCTCCAGCAGGTACTTCTGCTGGTTCAGGTCCAGGTCGAAGTCGTCGAAGAAGTTGACCTCGCCCCCCTTGTCGGCGCCCAGCGTGTAGTCGGACAGGTTGACAATGATACCGAGCAGCTTGCGCTTGCCGCCATCGTCACGCTCAGCGCCCTCCATGACCTCAACCTCGACCAGGTCGGAGACGTTCAGGCTGGTGGCGATGTTCTGCGGGGTCTGGAAGACGTACCGGTTGTTCTTGTCGCGGAGCTCGAGCAGGTTGCAGACGAACTCGTTTGTGGTGTAAAGAACCGGAGATCCGGAACCCTTGTAGTTCTTCCTGGCACGGCGAACGGCGTCGATGACGGCGTACTGATCCGCGGCGGCCTCAAGGGTGACCTTGTGGGCGAAGAGCTCGTCGTCCTTCCAGATCGGACGGATGTTGGCCTCCTTGACCTTGTCCGGGGAGGACACTTCGCGGCCGTCGCCGATCAGGATAGCGCGAGCCAGCTCCTCGTCGAGGGCGAGACGCAGGTTCTGCTTCATCCAGGCGACAACGTCGAAGGACGTGATGTCCAGGATGTCGTCGCGGTCCATACGAGTCTTGTTGTAGATCGTGGTCGGGGTGGTGGTACGGTTGGCCACCTCGTAGACGACGTCCTTCTTGCGGCTGGCCTTCACGTAGCCCTTGGCGCGAAGAGCGTCAGGGGTCAGGTCGGACCACTGAGTCTTGACCCTGGAGAACGGCGTGTGCTTGCAGCTATTGAGAACCTTGGAGACCCAGCTGTTCTCGCGCATGACGCGCTGGGGCTCCTTGTCCACCAGCGTGGCGTCGGGGAACAGCTTCTCCGGCTCCTTGATGCCGTAATCCTGAGCGTGAGCCAGGAACGAAGTCTTGAGCGTCATGCCCGGGCGGGCAGCGTCCTCGAAGATCTCCTGAATCTGGGAGTGGGACAGAACCTCACCGTAGACCGGCTCGTCCGAACCCTCAAAGATGTTGGAGTGCACCAGAACATCCTCCTTGCCGAAACCGTGCTCGGCCTCGTCGTTGTCATTGTCGTCATCCTCGTCCTGGAGGGACTGGATGAAATCGTACAGAGTGTCAACCTGCTCGTCGGTGAGGGAGTCAACGAACTCGTTGACGTCGAACTCCTCGTCGGTCATGTCGTCCTCCTCTTCCTCCTCTTTCTCCTCTTCCTCTTCATCATCGGAATCTTCGTCCGAGTGCGAGAGGGCAGTGCCGGTGTAGATGATGGCCTCATCCTCGGCGTCCTCGTAGGATCCGTCGGAGTGTTGAATGGCCACGTTGTCGATGAGCGCCCCTGGGTTCGCACCCGAAAGCACGAGCGAGACCTCAACGATGTTTCCATGCGTCACGCTAGGTCCGGAGTGGGACAGGCGGTTGGCATAGATCGACAGCGAGTCCACGTCTCCGTTCTCGACCAGCTCGCGACTAGTCTCAGCCGCGTCGGTCTTGTTGAAGGAGCAGTAGGCGTACACGCCGTCCTTGCGATTCTCGAGCTTCGCGTGTCCAATGACGTTTGCAGGGTCATTATGGCCGTGCTGCCACACGAGCGGGACGATGGCTCCGTCATTGTCACGGAAGGCGTCGCGGCGAATGATCCGACCGTCTGAGCAGGTCAGGTCGTTCTTTGTGGCGTACCCGCTGAAGTCATACGTCATTTTGACCTCCGTCCGTAGGTTCATTGTCGTACTCGTCCTGGGCCGGCGTGGCCTGAGACGGCAATGCGTCCAGCGCCGTACTGGCGGACGGGTTGATGTTCGCATTCTGCAGTGCATCCGCGCCATCGTCGGGAGCGGGCGGAAGGGACAGATACGAACGGCCTTCGTTGGACGATATGACCTCGTCTCGAAGGAGTGTGTCGAGCGCCGAGATCATCTTGGACGGCGGTACCTGGCGGAACGGATCCTTCAAGTACTTGACTCGCTGTCCCTGTGTCCTGGCAGTCTTGGTGAGGAACGTCTGAGTGAACGCGATCGAAATTGCGTCGAGCATCGGTTCGACCGTTCGGTTCCAGTACTGCGCGAGTTCCTCTTCCTTGGCCGTCCCATTGAAGACGTTCTCGGTTACGCCGAGTCGAGCGTAGAGCTCCTTGGTCAGATACTGGATCTGGGCCAGAAGATTGCTCTCGGCCGGACGGTTGAGCTGTGTTATCTTCTCCGTGCCATCAGCGTAGGCGATTCCATATGTCGACTTGGTGAGCTGATCCGAAATCTGGTTCAGTCTGGCGTCGGCTCGCTTCTGCAGACCCTCGGACTTGATGGTGTAGGGCAGCTGTATGATAATATCTAGCTTGCCCGAGTACGCCCTCTTGTCCGCGACATCCAGAAGGGTGAGTTTCTGCGCCAAGCGCTGAAGAGTGGAATTAGGCTTGTTCATCACCTCGTAGAACGGGTTCTGAATGATAGCCACAGTCCTCTTCGTCAGAATCAGCTCTTCGCGCTCACCTTTTCGATCGTTGTAAAGCCGCACCTTGACGTGGTCCGGATACCACTGCGTCACGTAACCGACACGCATGGATTTGATCTCGAAGGTGTTTGATTCCCTCGGGTTCAGGTCAGTGTCGACAGGTACCACGGCCGCTGCGCCATACTCGAAGCACGTGTGGACGATGTCCTGAATGAAGGCTCGCCCGCTCTGGTCCTTGTTCGGGGCGAACTCGAGACAGTCGTTGAGAGATGACGCTCGCTCGAACTCGAAGCGGCCATTCTCGCCCAACTGAATATGCCGTATAGGAGTAGCCGCCACGTCGATCGAGATGATGTTGTAAAGCGTGTTGACAATGGACGAGTCCATGTTGTACACGCTGAGAGGGAGATCGGGTCGACTGGCGTAGGAAGTACCCAGATTCCAGTCCGGTGATCTGTCATGATTCGTGAACGCGTTGTAGGCGTGCTTGAGCCTGGACGCGAATGACACCGCCGGCCTCCTTTCAGTCGAATATCTCTCGGTGGACTTTGTACGCAACCCAAGCGTCGAGTAGTGCCGACACGGAATCGATCTTCTGCTCTCTGCGATCTTTGTAGAGCTTGCGGTTGCCGTTGGTATCCTCCAGGGCGATGCAATTCCCCATGGTGAACTGCATGATCGCCTGATCGAAGAGAAGCAGACGGTTGAACGCCATGTTCTTGATCTCCCCGAGAGGAACGGATTCGGTTTTGGCGCCTTGGACGACTTTCTCGACTCCGTACTCGCCATTCTCTCGAGTCCATCGCTCCACGAACGCTCGAGCGTTGTACGGGTCGAACCCCATTGCTCGAACATCGTAATTCTGGTCGAGAATGTATCGATCGAGATCCTCGTAGACTTCCATCATGTCGAGAACGGTCCCGTCCATGACTTGAAGAGAGCCCTCGTCGAGGAATTCCTGATACTTGCGTCGCAGTGACGCGGGGAGCATCAGGACCGATTTCTCGGAAACGTAGCACCGGGTCTTCACACCGAAACGATCCCCGCTGAGGGGGAACAGGAACGTGAACGCCGTGAAGTCGTCGCCTCGGGATAGGTCGCAACCCATAGCGCAAGGCAACTGCCAGAAATCCTGCTTCCTATGCGGAATCGTCTCGTCGTAGGTGAAGAAGTACGTGTATCCTTCCATGGGAAGACCGAACCTCTTAGCCAGGATATCATTCCTGACCGAGGGAACGTTCTCGGCGCGTTCAACGTCTCGAGCATATGTGTCATACGTGACAGTCATGCCGAGGTTCGGCTGAGCCTTCGGCCACATGTCCGGATTTCCGACTTCTTTGACGTCGTCGAGGCGGTAGTAGAATATGGACGTGTGCTCGTCTCGGTATTCGCCCTTAAGGATTTTGAGGAGCTCCATCTTGATGTCGTCACCGCTGGCGTTTCGGACCGTGCCTTCTGAGGAGACGGCCACAATAAGCCAGTCGTTGACCTTGGATGCTCCCTGCTCGAGAGCACCGACGACATCCTCTCGAATATCGCCGGAGAGCCACTCGTCCACCGTGCAGAGCTTTGGCCGGAGTCCCTGAAGTTTGTCGATGGACATGGGGCGGACCTCGACGAGACTATTCGTCATGAAGTTCTGGATCCCCTTCTTGGTGGAACAGAGCTTCTGACGATCGGCCTTGGAACCCGTGGTGTTTCGAATCTCGCCGTCGGTCAGGAACGAGAACAACGGACCCTTGCTCCGAGTCATGGCGGTTCGAAGAGGCTGCATGACCTCCTCGGCCTGCTTCATGGTCGGGGCGGTAGTGATCTGTGTAGTCGTGGTGGTATCGATTGTGAGAAAATACGCTTGCAGCAGCGTCTCGTACAGAGACTTGGCTCCGCCTCGAGCAACGATGATGTATTGCTTGTTGATGAGGCGCTGCTTGACTTTGCGTTTCTCGAAATGTCCTCCGCGACCGTTCTCGTTCTGGACGAAGACAGATCGCTCGATGAAATACCACCATCCGAAGATCTCCTCGGCCCATAGTTTGAACGAGTCCATAAGGACCAGGTCCTGACCGTCGGTGAGCGTCATCTCCGATTCGCAGAAGCGGATGAAACCCTCGACCGCAAGATCGTCATAGTAGAAACTAGGATTACGAACACGGTCATCGATCCGATTCATCTCCAGTTCGATTTCGTGACATACCGGGATCTCACCCGACAGTACTCGTGCACGGAACTCAGCATAATAACGCGGGGTTGCGGTATTACTGAGCATCTATGAGCTCAGCCCCGCTTCTTCCGCTTCTTGGATGCCTTGGCTCCTGCGGATACGGCACTGTCGAGATAATTGGTGGCGTACTTCGTGCCGACGTTGCGGATGGCGCTCACGGCGATGTCGCCCGGAAGCGAGGCGAGCTGCTTCTTGAGACGACTGCGCTGAGAAGGCTTAGGACCGTACGCCTGGTTGTACTGACGCTCCAGGTTAGCACGGTTAACGAGACGCTGAAGCTCTGCGTCGGACAAAGCTGACGCCTTGCGAGCCTCCTGCTTCTTGGGGCCCGTCTGACTCGGGCCGCTGCTCTTGCGCGAACGGCGAATACCCCACTTCATGCCCTTGACGCCGTGATGCGCAAGGACATCCTCGGGGCGAGAGATGGAGCTGCTCATGAGAATTCTTTCTCCTGGTTGATACGCCACTGCAATTCGACGATCCTCTTCTGAAACGCCTCGGTGACGTACGAGTTGTTCGGAGGATCGAAGTCGAGTCGCACTCGTGCGTAGATCAGAGACTTGACCGCCTCGATTTCGAACTCGTCCTCTCCGAGCCATTCGCCCCACGTTGAGCTCGGCCCGGTGATGTGAAAACGAGGCAGGCCGAGCTGGGCCGACTCGAAGATCGCTGAGTTGATGTGCGAGATGAGCTCGTCGTCGAATGCCGTATACGACGCCTCGAGGCCGAGCATCTTCTTGACGGTCTGGAGAATCGACCCATCAGCCATCAGCGCGAAGCCTTCTTAAGGGGAAAGCGCGGCTTTCCCTTCACGCTCTTGGAAGCGAGCTTCTTGCGCTTGGACTTAGCCGGGAGGTCCTGCTCCGACCCATCTTCTTCGTTCTCCTCGGACTCATCCGCATCAGTCCCGATCTTCGTCGGATTCTTCTGGAGAGCCTGGAGGAGCATCTGACGACGGGAAAGTTTTTTCTTGG